TTGCAAAGTAGTTAAAGAGAGCGTCTGCAGTAGTAACACCCCATGTTTCTGAATATACACAAGACACGCAGATTTAACATTTCCCAACACATATTTAACACTTACTAACACACTTTGGCACGCTTTTTGCTCTGTGTCACACCGTACCAACCTTAACACACTTTAACACAATTAACACTTTGTTATTATTGTTAAACTTTCATAAAAATAATGTTTCACGTGGAACGGTGATGACAAATGTTTCACGTGGAACAAAGGGGCGATTTGTTAAAAAGATTAAAATTAAAATTTTTAAACTATTTAACAAAAATAATTTGGTGGTTTCGTGAAAAAGTCGTATCTTTGCAACGTGATTAAGAAAAAGAAGTCAAACCCTTTAAAATATAAAATTATGGCAAAGTACAAATTTAGTGTTAACGTTGATATAACATCTTTCAAAGGTGGTAACGTTGCAACAACTGAAACAGTTACATTATCAAATTATGGTTACGATAACAAAGGTTTTAAAACCTTACAGGCTGCAAAAAATTTCTTTGAAGAAATTGTAGAATCTTTGGCATCTAGCGACAACAAAGAAAACGTTTCATACAATATCAAAGATAATAAAAACTTTTCTTTGGGTTATTATGATAAAGTTAATAGAGAGTTCATAAACAGAGAATATAAAGTTGTAAGAATTTAAGTTTAACCGCCTGTAAGGTTTACCATTACAGGCTTAAAATAATTGATATATGGGACATTCATATTTTAGAATCACATTGAAACAAACCGACAAAGTTACGGTTTTTATGGTACGTTCTGACAAAGTAAGTGAATTCTTTAATAACAAGATTGATTACTTACAGGGTGATTGCTCAATAACAGTTAAAGGGCGTTTTCCAACATACAAAGATTCTCGCAAGTGGTTTATTGTTACACCAACAGAAAATAAATAAGTGATATGAAAAAGATTAAGTATTTTAGATTGTCTGAGTTCATCAACTCGGCAACCGCAAAACGTTTGGGCATTGATAATATGCCATCGTTTGAAGTAGTTGACAACTTGAATCGTTTGGCTGATTATTTAGACGGCATCCGTGAAAAGTTGGGTAAACCTATCTCAGTTAGTAGTGGTTATCGTTGCCCGATGCTTAATAAAGCGGTCGGGGGTGTTGTTAACAGTCAACACCAAAAGGGTTTAGCTGCTGATTTGGTTTGTGCTGATATGGAAACTTTAGAAAAGGTTCTCAGAGAAACAGGCGGTTTCGACCAACTTATTAAAGAACATCGTAAGGGTTCTAAAAGTTTTTGGTTTCACGTTTCAGTTTGCAACCGTAACGGCAAACCACGTCAACAGATTATTATGAACTTAGAAAAGAAATAAGTTATGGAAAAGGGTTTTAAAGTTTTACAGGATTCAATTTCTGTTTCTATTGACAATTTAAAGTTTGTTGCAGAAAACACAACAGGCAATAACGGTTTGTTGCTTAATTCTGTTATTGATACCTTACAGGCGCAAAAGAAAGTTATTGAATATCTTTCTAACTGTTTAGAGCAAGAAAAGGGATTAAAAAACCGTTGTTTTGATTACCTTTGCAAAAAGGGTTTAATGAATGAGTTTTACAGTAAATAAAAAAACAGGTGGTAACAACTTTACCACCTGTTTTCTTTATAAATAAACGCCCTTTTCCAACTGATAAATAATATCGTTGTACTCATCGACCAACAAGTTTGCGGCGTTCAAATTCACGTTTTCAAACTGTGCAAACCCTGTAACGTCTTTAACTGTCACGTTTTCCTGTGTGTTGTTAACAGGAACGTTTACGGTTAAATTTTCAGTAATCAACACGTAAGGTTCTAAACCGTACAAAATTTGTTCATCCCATTGTTGACCCCCAACAACGTTTAATTCTGTTGTTCCTGTTTTGTAAATAACATCACGTGACAAAGAAAAACTTTCTAACTGAAAAACAACGTCATCACACGATAAAAAACCTACGGCATCACCCGTTATCACGTTTACCTTTACAGTGAAATTAATTGTTTTACCGATGTAGTTACTATTAATAGTAATAAAACCACGGCACGGGATAAACATTTGAATTTGTGCGTTAAAGTCTTCATTGTTCCCGTTTGTTCCTGTTAGTTCAACGTTTCCGAAATCTAGTACAATAACATCTTTTTCGGGGGTTTTAACCGTAATACCTGTATCGTAATTACCACATTTAAGGGAATCAACACCCGAAACAGGAATGTTTGTAAATATACGCTTAATTCGGTTTACATAAATACCCAAATTTACTTCTTCGTAAATTCCCTGTGTATCGTCTTTTATCTCAAAGAAACGTTTCTTTGAAAAGGCATCCAAATTTTCAAGCGTTACGCAATAAACGTTTATTGAACCGTAATTATTACCAACAGGCGTTACGATGCTAGCAATCGCCTTAATCGTTATTGAAACGCAAGAATCGGGCACAACAAAGGAAACAACCCCGTTAACGATGCTTACCGTTGTGTATTTTGCACCATCATTCCAAATTAAATTACACGAATCCAATTTGAAATTAACAACAGGTGTTACGGTTAAATTCAAAGTTTCACCCGTTTTAATTGTTTGCGGTTGTGGTGCAACGGTACAATTTGTTAAATCGTAAGTAATCGGCACATCTTTTTGTGGTGTTCCGGGTGTGAACGTACCTGTAATAATAACGGTATCGTTTGTTGCAACAGGAACACTAAATGTTGCAATTTTCCCGTTAACGTTCATATTTCCCGTTGTTTCCGTTCCACTTTCGTTTCTATAAGAAACTACAGGTACAACAGGGTAACTACCATCGGTTGAACCTGTTAACGTAATATCAAAATTTTCACCATTTTGCACGTAACTTGCAACCGTTCCCGAAACGTGATTTGTTATTGTTAACTTTTTCGGTTTCGGTGTGAATGTTCCATTAATTGTTACTTCTTCATTCGTTTCAACAGGAACACTAAATGTTGCCACGTTGCCGTTAACGTTCATCGTTCCTGTTACGGTTTCGTTGTACTTATTTTTGTAAGTAACTACAGGAACAACCGTAAATGTTCCCTCACTATCACCCGTTAACGTAATATCGAAATTTGTATCGTTTTGCACCGAAACGGCATTTGTACCCGAAACGTTGTTGTTTATCTTTAACGTTTTAACCGTTGCTGTTCCACCACGGGCATTTAAGTGGCATTCCATTTCGCCCGTGTTTGCACTTCCAAACGTAAGACGTTTTGAAAAATATTTGCCATCCGATGAAATACCATCTATTGAACCGCTAACAACTTTTGCATCATCACTAGCAGAAACACGGGACAAATTAAAATGGGTGATTTTTGTTGTTCCACTACTTAAACGTGAAATATAATTGTAATCACCATCATTCGGCAAAAAATAACAACCATCGACCGCCTTACCGCAAAAGTGGATAATATTTCCATCGGTATCGTAATTTTCACTACTTGCAGCGGTTGTGCTACAATTAGTAAGATGATAATTTATTTTATAACTTGCCATTATTTACTACCTTTAATTGTTACCATAATAATATTGCCCGTGTCGTTCAACAACTCCTTATTCGGGAAATCTAGTTTTCTGATATTCGGGCGAACATCAACCACATTTGAACGGTTTGAAAGATATTTGTTTCCGTTCTCGCTTTTCGTCAATGTTGCAGAACTGTTTAAGATAATATCCTTATAAGTAAACAGAACATCAACACGCAAACGAACGGTGCAAATATCGCCATCCTGTTGTTTTTCTGAAACGAAATAATAACGATTCAAACTTTCGATGTAAACGTAATTAAACGTAACAGGCGTGCGAGTTCTGAAACGAACAACAGGCGTTAACACGTTGAACGTTGCATTTAATACACCCGTGTATTCTTCGTTTGCCTGTAAATTCTTGTTTACTTCGTTTGGTTTGCCATCGTAAACGAAAGTTTTAATTTTAATCATACCACTAAAAGTTAAAAGGGGCATTCCTGTGCTATCAACTACAGGAACACCCCAACAGTTAAACAATCAAATTAGGCTACAAAGAACACGACAAAATTCTCGTTTGTGTCATTGAAGTAACCGGCATCGAATTTGTAGTAATTGTTAAAAAATTCTGCTTTGGCGTTGTAGTTGGTTGTTACTCGCTTATCTAAGTTTGTAACACCGAGAGCGTCACGGTCAAACATCACGCCCAAAACGCCACTGATAGAAACGGTCGCACCGCTTGCAGATTTCACATCTACCTTTGAAACGTTGGCGAAATCGTAATCTTTGCCCGATGCTTGCCAACTTGCAACGGTTTCAGCCTGTGGCAAAAGAACATTCTCGTTATGGAACGTGTCAGCATACAGGTAGGTTTTTGCAGCTGCTGCAAAATCAGACAAAAGAACGGTGTGCAAAACGTCTTTTGGTGTGAAACGTTCCTTACCGCCAACGTTGAACAAAGTTGAAATGGTTTGCAAACGGTCGGCATACAAACCCATCATATACGCTGCAAAACGGATAAAATCGGGGGTTGTTACAGCAACATTTGCAGTCAACGATGCACCTGTCTTCTCGTTGTAAAGTTTCAACAGGTTAACACAACGAACGGTTGATGCACCTGCATAGTCAACTGTTTCGTTAGTTGATGCAACGAAACCGAATGCTGCTTTGTCGGCATCCAACGTTTCGGCAATCATATTGTTAATTGTGCGCATAATAAGAGCATCGGTCTTGATAGTCATTGACTTCTCAACTGCTGAATAAATCATTGACAAAAAGCCGTTCAGTTGTTCTGCGCTGCTGAAAGATTCCTTTACCTGTCGTTCGGTGATAGACACGGGAACTTCAAAAGTTACCTTTGAGTTAAAGAACTTAGCGGAAACGGTCGGTTTGTGGAACACGTCTTGTTTGTATTCCTTACCGTCAGTAAGATTCCATGTGTCGTTCTCTTCTGCGTCGGGAACGTCAGCGGAAATCTTTTCCAATACAGACCCAAATTCCCAGGCATCCATCAACACGCTAGGAACTTTACCCGAATAAGGGCGGTTAACAAAAATCACTTTGCCGATGTGGTTTACAAGTGACTTCACGTAATTATCAACGGCATTCTGATTAAAAATCTCATTGCCTAAATCAACAACACCTGTAAGGTCTTCTTGTACCAAATCGGTTTTACCGAGTACTTCACCCGAAACGCTATTAATAAGCTTGTAAATCTGTTTTACTTCCATTTTTATAAAAATTAAGTATTAATAAATATCTATTGTTAACTCTTTTGCAAGTTCTGTTATTACTTGCGTTTTGAAATTAGTTTTGCGCAAACTCATTTCTTCTTGAATAATTTCACTAATAGGAACGCTAGACGGAATACCACTCTTACTACTTGTTTTCGTGCCCGTTTCCTGTCTGTTCCCTGTGGAATCTCTTTGCTGCTTTGTGTCATTGCCAAAATCTCCATCGTTAAAAGTTACACTTGAATCAACGGTGTTATTATTGCCTGTTTCGTCAACTGTTGAACTAGTAGTTACAGTTTCTTTTGACGTTACAGGATTTAACACGTCATATTCTTCATTAAACACTTGAATTTGTCTTTGCCATTCATCGAACTTCACCGTAATAAGACTTTTAACTATATCCGTTGCGGTTTCAGTTGTCACGGCATCAACTAGAGTTCTGTTTCCGTATTTGAAACGTAAATCAATATCAATTATTTTCGGGTCATCTTCACCGAATATTGATTTGTACAAAACAGGAAACAGGGGCGCAAAGATTTTTTCAAACAAACCATTTTCACCCGTGAAAAGTTCGTTAATTTTCATCTTCTTTCTCTTCTTTTTCTTCTGTTTCTTCTGTTTCTTCATTTTCTTCTGTTTCTGTTTCCGTTTCTTCTGTTTCTTTCGTTTCTTCTGTTTCTGTTTCTGTTTCTTCTGTTTCTTGCGTTTCTTCTGTTTCGTTTTCCTTTACAGGGTCAACATCTTCTGTTTCGGTATGGTCGTGCCCGTCTTCTGTTGCTTTGAGTAACGACAAATAATTTTCGTGCTCAATCTTCCAACTAGACCCCAACGTTACCGTAATATCCGTGCCAAACATTTCGTTAACACGTTTCACACCCTCAACACGTTCTGTTAACATTGAATCAACGAACGGCATTAAAGCGTCAATATTCATTGAAACTTCTTGCGTGTTCAAACGTTCACGTTTCATATTATAGTTTGCATTCAAACCTAAATCGTTGAACATTGATGCTTTGTAATACTGCAAAAGTTCAATTAATTGACCGATTTGTTGGTTTCCCTGTGTCGGTGGGGTTTGTAAGTTAACACCTTTGAAAAAAGCATTTTCCCCGATTACTGAGAAATCACCGTTCAAAATCTTCTGCAAAAAAGATTCTGCGCTTTGTTTGGTTTTATCATCACTTGCAGAAATAAGCATCGTGATTCTAGTTAAAATACTAGCCAAATTAAGCGTTATTGTTGCATCGGTATAAAGAACTCCATATTTGCCAATTAAAGGCAAAAGTGAATCCGCAAACGGTGTGTTGTTGATAACGACAATATCGGAATCAATTTTAAACGTTTTGTTCAAATTCAACCACGGGTTTGCGACAACGTAATCTTTGCCGTGATAATAGGCATCACATTCGCCACCACGTGTACCCTGTAAGGCATACAGTTCACCGTTAACTTTTGCGATTCCAACGTTACCCGATGTTTGCAGAATCTTTTCAAGTTCAACAGGAGGCATCGTTTCGGGTGTGCCCGTATATTCAAACATCTTTGAAGTCATACAAAGAACCCGTTGCATAAATGTGAATAATGCAGAATCTTTGTTTTTAACTTCTGTTTGATACCTGTTATATAAGTTTTCTTTCTCCATTATTTAACAAGTGTTTTAATTAAGGTACAAAGTTCTGTCAACACCTTAGTGTTGCTTTGCACGGTTTCGTTTAACTTGTCGGTTTCGTGTTGGTGGCGTTCATTCTGTTTCTCCATATAGAAGAAAAGGGCGATACATACCGCAACAGGAAAACCCACGTTACTAACTAGCGATACAATTGCGTTTAAATCCATATAGCAAATTTTAACTTTGTTATTTAACGATGCAAAGATAACAATATTATTTGGTATTACCAAATAAAACAGGGGAAAATGTTCCACGTGAAACATTTTTTAACCCCCGTTAACAGATATTAAGTAATAATATTACTTCTTGCACTTGCCATCAAGTAATTGCGCACAATTTCGCCAATTTCGTTATTTTGATAAAATACCTTATCCGTTGCGAAATACTTAGTAATCTGAGATTCAACAAACGTTGCATTGCTCAACAACTTTCGTTTGTAGTTCGGTTTGCCGTTCATTTGCAACGAATAAATCAAACTGTTATCCGTATCCTTAATCGGGGTTGTTTTGTTGTGAATGTAAATGAAGTTATTCACCCCCGTTTCTTCGTCTTCCAACTGAATAACGTTGCCCTGTAAGGTCATTTCGTTAAACTGAATGTAGAAAACAAACAACACGTCATTTGGTTTGTATTTTACAGGCAAATGGGGATATACTGCAAGTTCCCATTTACCGCCCGTAATCATTTGCAGATTCTCATTGTCGAAACAGAAATATTTGTTACTCGCTTTGTGTTTAACAATCGTGCTACAATATTCTACTGCAACGGTTGCACCGTGTTCACCGAATTTATAAATATCTATTGTGCCCTGTTCCATTGCACGAACTTGTTTCAATCCCATTTCTGAGAAATACGGGCAAAACTGATTCACGGTGTTACCCAACATAAAAACTTTAACATCGTTTCTCTGTCGAATAATCGTGCTTAACAGGTTCATATATAGCATAAATTCATCGGGTAAATAATAACGTCTTGTTAGGAACTCATCAAATACCACGGTTGTTATATTCGGGTAACTGCTAGATTTTTCGTGTTCCTGTTCTGATAAACAGAAACCAAAACAAAACGGGGTGTTGTCGGGTACACGTTTCTTTGTTTCGGCATCGTAAGACGAAAGAAACCATTTACCCGAAATATAAAACACTTCGTTAAACTTACCGCCTGTTAATTCCTGTATCACGCCATTTGCAACGTGATTCGCGAACAAACTTTCGGCACGTTTGCCCCTTAAATCTTCACGCCATCTACGAATATACGCCATTTGTTTACCCGTGCGCAAATATTCTTTGATACCATACAACAACGTTGCATACGTTTTACCGTTGGAACGTTCACCAAAAATAACGTTGTAATCGGCATTCTTTGATAAAATGCGATTCAACGTGTAAAATTTCGGTGTTTCTACTTTTTCTTTCTTCTGTTTCATATTATTCTTTCTTTAATCTGATTCCCATTAAATAATTAATATAAAGAACTGAAAGACTTAAAGTGTACCCCGTTGGCTCTAAGTGGACACCCGTTAACGTGTCGTAACTTGAAACCGTACCTTTGTAATCTTTTATCGTTCCCGTTTGTTCGTAATCAATATATGTGTGAATGTTCTTACCTGTTGCCGACGGTGGTATATCTAGATAATTTGTGAATGCGTCAAATATCCCACTTTCACCAAACGTTTCTAACATATACGGGATAGCAGATTTTTTGTTAACACCCGAAACGGTCATTGAGTAATCGTAATCTTTGCCGTTTACTGTAAGGGCGTTTTCTTCTTGTACCATATAGCGTTTTGCACCTAAAGTTTTGAAACGGGTGTAACGCCCCTCATAGTCCCAAACCCCCAACGGTTTTGCGATTCCCTTTATCGTGACGGGTTCAACCTTTTCAAACGGTATTTTATGATGCTTACAGGCTGCGCGTAATTTTCTTTGCGCTAAATCGTTGTAGGCTTTGAAATATTCTTTGTGGGCATCACCGTTCATTATTTTAACGGAATCTGTGTCACTGTATATGTAATCGTCACCGCATTCCGAAATACCTGTAAAAAGGTTGCGTCTAGCATAAGCGGTAACATAAATACCCCACGGGTAAAACAAAAAGCGGTTTTTACTATCATTATATTTATTTAACATTTCTAATTGTTTTTCGCCTGCAAGGTGTTCAATATCCCACGTTTCACCATCACATAAAATTTCATCACGCAACGGGTTTGTAACACACATACCGTAACAACTGTTTAGCATTTCTTTGCTATTCAAATACTCAACCTCTTTTCCCTTTACACCCTTTAATTTTGTTTTCATTTCATACAGATGCAAAATAGATTCTACAAATTCGGTCGGCAAATATTCTTTTCGGTAGCATATCATTCGCCCGATTCTTATTTGTTCCCACGTGTAAAACTGTGAAAACACTTTGTAATCTATTTCGGTAATAGTCATACATATTTTCTTAGCACAAACTAAACGCCCGTTGTTTTCGGAAACATTTTCTTTCACGAAACATTTACTAACAGAAATTGGATTCTCGTTTTCTGATTTTGCAAAAATGTTTGTTATCTCTACATCAAACACGCAACAGAATTTACTACACATAAACTCAAATTGTTTCATTGATTTAACAGGAACAACAACACCCGTGCTCATCGGAAACTTTTCTGAAACCATCACATACGGGTAACTACTAGTAAAATCGTAACTATCTACGTTTTCTATAACTTCATCGGTATATTTTGCGTTGGCGTGTGTAAAACCGCCCGAAAACGCCCGTTGTAACATTGCAAATTCTTCCATACCTGTTATATTCAAAGAATGAATCTTATCAATATATTTAAAGTTTGGAATCGTTTTGCCTGTTTCGTCAGTTGTTTTAAAACATACCGAACGGCAATATTTACGCACAAACCCCGTTTTTGTAATCGGTAAACGTGTTATTCCTTTGTACTGTTCGATTAATTCCTGTATGTAACACATCACCACTTTTATATCATTCAAGCAATAACCAATTTCTTTTTGTGTTAACGGTGTTCTACTGTGACGTAACAAACTGTAATCTAAATCACCTACCAACTTTTCACATTTATATTTGTGAAGTTGTTCACCCAATTTCGCCAACGAATAACCCGAAAGCAAATAAGAACATCGGAACTCTAGACCCGTTTTTGTTACACCGTAAATCGGTTTACGTAAATCTATTGAGAAAACTTTTTCCCAATCTAGCATTTCACGGAAAAATTGAAACTCGTATGTCAAATTGTGAACATATATAATAATACGCTTATTTGGGCAAAGTTTCAATATATCCACGATTTCGGATAACATTTGCAAAAATTCATCCCACGTTCTACCAATTATGCAAAAACCGTTTATTCCAAATTGCCAAACATACATTAAAGAACACTTTTCCATTTTGGTTTGTTTACCGCCTAATTTCATATAGCGTTCATAACTGTATGTTTCCCCGTCTTCATCCCTGTAAAATGAAGTGGTTTCTATATCGAAAGATACAGGCACATTTAAGAACTTTTCGCCCTTATTGTTGCCTGTAAAATTCTTCTCATTCACCGCCAACGATAAAACCTTTGCAATATCTTTAGGCGTGTAAACTTCTGTATGTAGTTTAAAGGGTATTTTCTTCATTATAAACCGAATTTTTCAAATTCTGATAGAATCTTTTTTAAAGGTTCATCCGTTTTAAAACGGTCAACATCGTTCACATAAGCCTCAGAATTTGGGTCATTTGCTATTTGTTCGATAGCATCATCCAAAGCGTTTTCAATTTTAACGGCATCGTCTTCGATTTGGTCGGAAACGTCACGGGATTCTTGTTCTAATTCACCCGTAAAATCTTTGTACTGCATTAAGTATTGTTCCAAAAAACGTTCATCGGAAACACTTGCAATCTTACCCATTAATTTATCTTGCATCAACTTAAATTCTTTGTCGTTTAAGTCGTAAGATTTCTTTAGATGTTCTGAATATTCACGTGTACCTGTTGCCGTTGATGTCGGTTGTTGCAAGAATGAAACCGCTTTGGAATATTCGATTTTTAAATCGTTCCAATCGTGTTTCATTGAAAACTTTGTGAATCTCTTAATATCACTTTTATTTAATGCGACAACGGCGGGCGAAACAAACCCCGAATTTTCCACGTTTTGAATGCGCCTGTTAGCCTGTTGAAACACACGGGCGATTTCTTTGCGCAAATAGCCACGGGATTCTATCGCATCCATAATTTGTTTATCAACGTGTATTTTGCCCGTTGCTGCAAAAGTTCTTTTTGAAAACCCTATCGGATTTAACTTTGCCATAATATCAACACTTTTAAATTAAACAAAAACGGGGGCAACAATAATTTAAATTACTGTTTACCCCCGTGCCGTTATACACACTTTACCCTACAAAACTACTTATCTACAAAGGTAATACCGTAACACTTTTTGGCGTGCGATTCATATTCATAAATCGTGTAACCAACTTTGTTCGCTTTGATAGCATCCACCGCATCGGGGTTCGCCAAAATTTCACGAACTGTGTCGCCTGTAAACTGTGGTAGGTTCACCAAACGTTTGTTCTCGGCATCAATAATTACAGGTGAATCGCCCAACTGTGATTTGTGAACGTACATACCATTAATAGGGTGCACTACATCACCGCCGCCGTCTTTGTCACTGTTGTAAATGTCGATTAACTTCACAAATGGAAAATCGGTCGTATCAATACCGAAACTAGTCTTATTGAAAATACTAGCAAAACTAAAACCTTTAGCCATAACTTTACACTTTTAAAACGTTAAACTTCTGTTGCCGGTGAACTGTGTTACTTTACCTCATTCACCCCGTTTGCTGCTGCAAACTCGTTCAACCACTTCTTAAAGCGGTTCAACTTGATAACCGCCTTATCGTCTTTAGCGACTTCGTTTGAAGTCATAAGAGCGTTAACACTAGTGATACAGTTAAAAACAGTCTCATTAAAATTCTCATTCATAATTACCTAATTTAAATTGTTAAACTTATATTGTTTCTTAAACACGGTGCAAAGATACAACGATTTTGCGAAACCACCAAATTATTTTCGTTAAAAAGTCTTAAAGAAATAAATTAACTCTTGTTAACACTTGTAACGTTCCACGTGAAACATTTGTAACATCACCCCTCATTTGTTCCACGTGAAACATTTGTAACATCACCCCTCATTTGTTCCACGTGAAACATTT